GCTTTTGCAGCTTCCTTAGCTTTCTTGTAATCATCTAATATTTCACTATTAGATTTTCTTAGTCTTTCAACTTCAGCCTTTAATGCAGCCATTTCTGCTGAGTTATCAGGCTTGATTACTTCGTCTGCCATAAATAAAAAATTTACAATTATTCACAATACTAGCTCCACTTCGTCCTGTCTGCCCAAAAAGCTGCTGACATTTTGCCTTTTGCAATATTTTTAGCGTGTCTAGCCTTGAAACTCTTGCGTTTTGCTTTATCTGCGTCTGATTCTCCTTTTCTTGGTGGTTTATTCTTTGCTCCCTGCATACCAAACCTAATGAGCTTGACCTTATCGCCTTCTTTGGCAAGAACAACGTGAGACTTTGTTGGATGTGATGGGGTTCTCTTTGGTTTATTAAAACCAGCTAATCCAAATCTTTTTAATCTAGGATCACTCATCTGTTTCTTGTACTACAAAATTCTGTTGCTTTTACTCTCTCACATTCAAACACATATCTCCAGATAGGTTTGATTTTTACAACATCAATCAGTTTTGGTAAATACCAATACTTCAAACCATAATCAGTGACAGCACCGACAACATCACCAGTACTGGGTCTTGCCGATCTCCAGAAATTAATAAAATGCTGTTCAACAATTCCATTTATACATTGAACACCCATAACAGGAAAAGTAAGTATCAATAAACTCTTTGGCTTCATAACGTGCCATACATTATCCATAAACTGACTTGGATAACCATAAGAATCAATATCAATAACATCAAAGGTTTTTTTATTGTTAATTAATTCAAATAAATGCTGAAAGCTGTCTCCTGTAGTTTCTTTTGTGCATTTATACAACTTGCCTTTCTGTTCATAATGTTTTGAAAGATTGCCTTGCCCTGCGAAAAGCTCAAGAATATCACCACAAATATATTTATCTAATTTGATAAGCTGCTGTATTTTTTCTTGTGGGTGATGGTGACTGTCAAGATAATCATTTTGCTTTGACCTTAAACGATCATGCTTTTCAGCATTTTTAGTCTTAAAGCCTTCATTAAAAAGATCATATTGAAAGTTCATTTGCCTTTCCTTTGCATTGCCATATTGTGTGCCTCGGTAAATGAAACCCCTTCTCTCATCTTACGTTTCATGTATTCCATGTGAGCCTTTGTGTGACCATGAGCCTTTTGATGCTTTGCAAGTGTATTCTTTTGTCTTGTGGTAAGTCTCACTTCTTTTTCCTCAACAAATCAGCATCAGCCTTTCTTGCTCCACCCTTACCAGAAATAAAACTGTTGACTCTGCCCATTGCCCACGCACCCATAGGAACATTTCTTGATCCGCTAGACAAGTAAGCACCTTGCCCACGCCTATAAACGGCTGCAAGCTGACGATATGTAAATCTTGATTTCTCTGCCTTTGCCCTAAGACTTTTTTCTACGGCGGCGGACAGTGGTTTTCTTTTTGGAGCCATCTTGTTTTGTGCGTGATTTGGATACTGCCTTTATATCAATATACTCCCCTTTTCTGTAAGCTTCGGCAGTTCTTTTTATTTCTGCCGCTTTTGCACTTTTATTTTTAGCACCGCTAAGATATTTCTTTGCGACACCAGTTTTTTTGTCCTTTGGTACTTTTTTAAAGCGTCTAGCCACTAACAGCTTCCTCTAATTGTTTTATCAGATTAGGCTTACTGAGCCTTCTATCAAGCTCAATACCAATAGTGCGACCAAACTCTTCAAGCTCAAGTTTAGACATTTTAGAGAAATCATTTTCTACAGAAACAGTTTCTTTGCCCTGTACTGTGAACTTATAACCCATTATTTTTTACCTCCTTTTTTTTTCTTTTTCTTTGTTCCTTTTGGCTTCATTGATCCGTAGTGTGAAGGCATGACAAAAAAGTAACTGACTTTATATTACTTCTTTTTACGTTTTTTAGCAGTTGATAAAGCGATTGCTTGTGCTTGCTTTAATGTTTTGCCCTCTTTCATCAGCAAACGAATGTTGCCAGAGATAGTCTTTTGTGATTTGCCTTTTTTAAGTGGCATCAGTCTCCAAAGTATTTACTTAGTAAATCAAAATCCTCTATTTTTTTTGCATCTCTGTAAAGACCCTCAACAATCCATTTAAATTTGTATCTTTCTTCTCCCCTTGTTTTTTGCATTGCATCAAAAATACGTCTAGGCACAGTCCTATTCTTTGGAAATTCTTTAGAAAGTTGTAGTGCTTCAGTTGCGTTCATGCTTCTTTGATTGCAAGGTCAATTGCCTCGTCTATCCAATTATAAAGTCGAGGTGCATTTTTTTGTAAACCCTCTGGGTTCAATATATACATTGTAAACCCTTCAGCGAATTGTTCAAAGGTGTTCTTTCTACTGTATTCAGAAGTAAAAGTCATTCCTTTTAGTTTTTGAAACTGTCTGCCTAGTGTGTTTGCTCCAGATTGAAAATGAACTTGATGTCCTGTTTCGTGGATAAATGTAGAGAACCATTGCATATCATCAGACATAGGTTGTGAAGTTCCCCATATCTCTTTTAAATTATTTTGTCTTGCAAAGTCATAACCACGATTATGTAGTAAAGCATTATTATCCAAAGTTTTTGTTGCACTTGCTTTCATTTTCTTTGCAAGATTTAAATTAATTTTCTTTGACTGTGTTGTTAATTGAGTATGAACAATAGAATAGTTTGTATTTGTAAATCCTAAATTAAGACCGCCAGCATTTTTAAAATGTTGACTAACCATGTACCTGTCAAAAGCTGGGCCTTTACCCTTATTAAGTATTTGAAATTGTGTTCTTATACCTCCTAATAAAGGGCTTGTCCACTCTTTAAACTCTTTGGACATTTTTGGTTTGGCTTGTTGTATAGCAAACCTCTTCTCAGTAGCTTTTAATTGTTCCTGAAAAGCCTTTAGATTGTTTCCTGTTAAAAACTTTTCTTTTATTTGTTTTAAATCTGTCTTTTCTCCTTTCATGTTGAAATGATTTATTAATTTAGTTTTTTTCATAAATTTACGCATTTTTTTGACATTAGTTTTAGTCAATCCACCAAGTTTTTCTAAACTATCAAGACTATCTTCAATAAACTCTTGTGAAGTTTTAGCAATATTATTATCAACCAAATACTTGTCAACTCCATTAGTACCCATAACAGGTGAAGTCTTAATTTGAGAAGTCGCTACCTCTGGTTTAGGCTTTGGCTTTGGCTTGATTGCACTTGGCTTACCATACAGCCTTTGCAAATCCTTAAGACTTCTCTCGCTGCCATCTTCCCTAACAAGTTTTCTAATCGCCCTCTGTCCTGATCCTTCTCTCTTTGCTAGTTTCTTGAAATAATTTACCTTGCCTTCATTACCTAAAGTCTTAACCTGTAGTTTTTTATCCTGATTCAGTAGCCAGTTTCCGTATGATGTTCCCTGCGGAACTCTGCCTGTAATTGATGGTCTGGTGTCAAACTGTGTTGCTGGCGGCTTTTCAAG